CCGAATGTCGGGCAGAACGCCGGAATCGAAACGCCAACTGGATCAGACAACCTACAAGGAGCATGAAATGTCGTACACAGAAGATGAACTGGCAGCACTAAGCGACGAGGAACGCGCCGCGCTAGAGGAAGATACAGATGTTGCGCCAGAGAATGAAGGCGGCGAAGAAACCGATAGCGATGAGTCTAACGCGACTGGAGCCGATAGCGAAGAGGAAGAAGCGCAGGACAGCGATGCCGAAGACAACGAAGCCAAAGACGCCGCAGAAACCGCTACCGAACCCGAACAGAAGACTGATGCAGGATTCGTTTACGAACCCGCGACCAGCGCGGCGGTGGATTTCTCCAAGCAACTAGAAGAACTCTCTGACAAGTTCGAGAAAGGCGAGATCAGCACCAAGGAATTCGCCGTTGAGATGAACAAGATCAGCGTTGCACAGGCCAAGGCAGAGTCGGCGGCTGAGACAGCGAACGAAATTCGCGCGCAGCGGTGGGACTGGTCGCAAAAGGAGTTCTTCAAGGCGATGCCGGAGTTCGGTACGAATGCGGACGGCTCACCAAAAGACCCGATCATGTTCGCCGCGCTCGATGCGCAACTCAAGATGCTATACGCAGACCCAGAAAAGCGCGGATATTCCGAACTCGAATACCTGCGCGAGGCCGGGAAGTTGGTGCGTACGCGCTTCAATATTGCCAATCCGTCTGACAATGTGACGCCAATTAAAGACGGCAAGCGCGGAAACGCCTTGCAGAAGGCAAAACTTCCAAAGACGCTTGCAGATACGCCAACTGCCGCCGAGAACGATAGCGACGAATTTGCATCGCTCGACAAGATGAGCGGCCTGGAGCTGGAAGCGGCGCTTGCGCAACTGTCTCCGGCGAAGCAGAAGAAATATCTGATGATGGGCTAATTGCGTGGCCCTGTTTGTTGACATGAAAGTCGGGCAGGCCATAGACGTAGGGCAGGCGCGCGTCGTGATAGACGGCATGAAGGGCAGGGAAGTGGTGCGCGTCAAGATTGATGCGCCCCCTTCTGTGAGTATCAGCAAAACGTACCTCGAAACAAGACCTACGCTGGCGATGCCGCCAGGCAGGTAACCAAGTTCAGGCCCATAAGGGCCTTTTTTATCGGCTGCAAGAGCGGCTGTATTCGCGCAAGAGTGCTTTCCATGAAGGAAGCACGATATGTCTAAGACAGTCGTAGGGTTGAACGACCCAAAGGCGGTACGCCGCTATTCGTCCATGCTGGCCGTTGATATCGGACGTACCAGTTATTTCAACAAGAAGTTCATCGGTATCGGCCCTGATGCCATGACGCCTATCCAGGCATTGACAGACTTGCAGTCTGACGCGGGCGACAAGGTGAATTTCGACCTGTCGATGCAACTTAAGATGCAACCGATTGAAGGTGATCAGATTCTCACCAACAATGAGGAAGCACTCAAGTTCTACACCGATACGCTATACATCGACCAGATGCGCGGCGGCGTGAACACCGGTGGCCGCATGACCCGTAAGCGTACGCTTCACGACCTGCGCGCGGTTGCCAAAAAGCGTCAGTCCGAGTGGTGGAGCCGCCTGTTCGATGAGCTGTTCTTCATGTACTTGTCCGGCGCCCGTGGCGTGAACAATGAGTTTGTGTTCCCGACAACCTACCCTGGATTCGCCAATAACCCGCTGCAAGCACCTGATTCGCAGCATATCCTGTATGGCGGCGCTGCCGTCAGCAAGGCCAGCATGGTCAGCACTGACAAGATGAGCCTGTCGCTGATTGACAAGTGCGTAGCGCGGGCTTCCATGATGGGCGGCGGCACGCAGGAAGTACCGCAGATTCAGCCTGTGATGATCGACGGCGAGGATCACTATGTCATGGTGATGAATCCGTGGCAAGAGTATGACCTGCGCGTCAACACCAGCGCCGGTCAATGGCTGGACATCCAGAAGGCGTTGACATTGAGCGAAGGGAAGAACAATCCCATCTTCAAGGGCGGCCTGGGCATGTACAACAACGTGATCCTGCACAGCCACAAGGCGGGTATCCGTTTCAGCGACTATGGCGCAAGTGCCAACGTTTCTGCCGCGCGTGCACTGTTCATGGGTTCCCAAGCAGGCGTGATTGCTTTCGGTTCACCCGGAACAAACCTGCGCTTCGACTGGTACGAAGAAACCCGCGATCAGGGCAACGAGATCGTGATTTCGACAAGCTCTATCTTCGGCGTCAAGAAGACGCAGTTCAATGGCAAGGACTTCGGCATTATCTCTGTCGATACCGCCGCAACTGATCCTACCGCGTAACACACGGCCCCCTGAATTGGGGGCCATTCCTTGAGGAACAAGCATTATGACTACTCTGTATAGCGCTTCCGCGCAAAACTTCCGACCCATGCCGACTAGCGCAGACGGCGCCGAGGTTCTGGCTGTCCGTGCTACGTACTCGCTGGCCGCTGCCCTGGCGGCAGGCGACATCGTGCAGATGATGCCGCTGCCTGCCGGTTTCGTGCCGGTGGATTTCATTCTCGATTCTGACGATCTTGACACGAACGGCACTCCTACGATTGCTTTCGATGTGGGTTTGATTGACACGAATGGCAACGTCGGCCAGGAAGTGTTTGCTGCTACCCCTGTCGCCCAAGCTGGCGGCGTTGTTCGCCCGACCGCAAAGACGGCGTTCCGCGTGGCACCATCCGATAGTGACCGAATGATTGCCATCAAGGTTGCAACTGGCCCCGCAACCGGCACGACATCGGGAATCATCGGACTGACAATGAAGTACCGCACTTCTGTCTACGGCGCATAACCATCCGTTAAACAATAACCCCGCTTCGGCGGGGTTTTTTCTGTTTCAGGAGGAAACATGCCGCTGATTAAAAGCAAACTGCGAAACCGGCCTGGTGGTTTTACCGTCACGATTGGCGATGCAATATATGAATTCAATGACAACGACCGAGGCGAGCAGGTTTGCCTGGTAGATAACGACAACCATGTTTTCCGTCTCATTTCTATCGAAGAAGCCTATGAGATTGTTTCCGATGGCAAGCCAAAGCGGGGCAGGAAGCCCGCCATCGAAGATCAGATTCAAGAAGAAAACACGCAACCGGCTGAATAATCAATGACTCTATACGATCTTCGCCAGTTGTTCCGTCTTCGCGCCGATGACACCAGGAAGAAATACCTGTGGGGTGACGATGAGGTGAACGGCTACATCAACCTCGCCTATTTTGAAGCCGTGCGCCGCGCATATCTCATTGCTGATAACGGAACTCCGGAAGTCTGCCATATAGACGTGGTGGCCGGAGAGGCGCTTTACAAACTTCACCCATCCATTTTACGCATACGCGAAGATACGGTAACGCTGGATGACCATCACCTTGAGATGATCTCGATTCAGGATGCCCAGCATATATATGGCGATTACTGGAACTCAACGCAACTATTCCCTGAGTTCTTTTCCGTCGATGCGAAATCTGGATATGTCCAGTTGATACATACTCCTGATGCCAATGGGAGCATGAGTTTTGGCGTATACCGCCTGCCAATGGAAGAGTTGGCTGACGATGGAGATGAGCCGGAGATAGATGTACGTTATCACGCAAAACTGATTCATCACGTCCTTGAGCTGGCATATCTCAAACAGGACGTTGACACCTACGACCCGAACAAGAGCCGTGCGCAGGCCGCGCTATTCATTCAAGAGTTTGGGCAACCGATCAACGCGCACCAGGAGCGCGCAAACCGTACACGGACACGGCGCGGCAATCGTGCCGTCTGGTTTTGAGAATTTGAATAATGCCAATATTTTCTGTCACAGATAAAGCATCTGGAAAAGAGGAATATCGCTTTGAGGCTCAAGCCCTCACTGAGTTGGACTTGTTTCCGTTCTCGTCGTTTGATTACGCCGAAGTTATCGACGCACCGGTAGCGCAAACGCCACAGCCCGTATACGGCGGGAGACGCACATTATCGAAACTGGAGTTCAGACGGCTATTCCCAGACACGGAGCGGCCTTATGTTGATGAATTCAATGCTACGTTTGAGTCGAGCACACTACTGACGGCGGATCAGAAGCGCGATATAAGATCAGGACTGGAGGACTTCAAAGCGGCATCTTCAATTAACCTGGATGATGCATCCATTTCTCAGATTCTGTCGTTATATGTTGCTCTTGGCCTCATAACCAAGACAGAAATGGAGACGATACTAAATGGCTAACAAGTATCTCGACCATTATCTGTACGCCATAAACTCGACATTTACTGGCTCTGTTTCTAGCTATACCTTAACCGTGTCTGCTGTGACATCAGGCATTATCGGTGTTGGTTCGGCTGTAACTGGTGTCGGTGTGCCTGCTGGTACTTTTATCACAGCACTTGGTACTGGTCTGGGAGGAACTGGAACCTATACGCTCAATAACTCGTTTACCCTATCGAGCACGACACTAACAAGCACGAATGGCAATCCGAGTATAGCAATGCCTGCTTGGGGTGTTGCTCAAGATGGTGACGGCCTTGCTCCAGGGCAAGCAACCCCTGCACTGGCTTCGTTGACAATAAATGCAGTAGCCGCCGCTGGAAACACCATAACCATTGCGGGGGTAACACTCACTGCTGTTGCTTCTGGTGCTACGGCTACACAGTTTAACGTAGGCTCATCCACTACTGACCAAGCGACCAAAATTGCGACCGCGCTCAATGCGGCCACAGGTGCGGTTGGTGCGAATGTCTCGGCAACGCTCACGCAATTGCGCAACATTATATTTGCATCCGCAAGCGGATCAGTAGTCAATATCATGACCCGCCAGGGTAGCGTCAACGCAAACTATGCAAACAACAGTTATATGGCGATCTCTTCGTCAGGGTGGGGCACCGCTCCTACTGTAGTACAGTTTGCGGGTGGGGCATCAGGCGCGTGGGGATGGCTGTTTAATACTTATGTCATGTGGCCTAGCGCCATTGCTATTGCAAACTATGGGTTATTCGGGGCAACACAACCTTTTCTTGGTGCGGTATCTCCTGGAGACATCGTTTATGTGCGCTCTAATAAGACTCTGTATTGCTACAACTCGAATTACTTTTTGGGCCCTCCGACAACTTTTAGCACGGCAGCGCTCCCGACAAATATCATTTTTGATGACGGGACTAATGTACCAGCATGGAATGCTGACGCGCCCGATCCAGTGTTTAGAGTTAATTGGGCTTCCGATAACAGCATAACCCACTCCTTTTCCCTGATTAACCACAAAGCTACAAGGATTATTGGGAAAGTAAATTCAACAGGGATGCCTAATTTACAATTCCATAACACAAACTCAGCTATTACGAATGGCCCATATTTTATCTGGACTTTTTCGAATAATTGTTACGCGAAAGGAGTCGGGTTCTATAACGATTATCAAAGCAACACTGGCATTTACGCACAATTAGCTGTTTCCAACTCAGCCGATGCAGGCACTGGTGTTATGTATGAAGACATTTTTATGTCGTTCAGTAATTCGTCACATTACATATACGACATGGGGAACGCTTACTGCTCAGCAACGATCCGTAACCTTGTATTTGACAATTCTGGGGCAACTGCGCCGCATACCGGCTTAATAAGTTGTAGTGGCGCAAACAATGATCTATTCATCAATGGGATTAAGGCTATCAACTGCCTTGTGGGCTCTAAATCAGTAATAAGCGCTAGTGGTATAGGTACTGGAAACATTTTGATTACCAATGCTGATCTTGGCAATGCTTTTGCGTTTGATCCGGTAGCATCAATGTATGCAAACGGCAATAACAATACCTTGTACCGAACAGTATCCATATTTTCTAGTGCGGTAACCAGAGATTTCCAGATAAACACCCTACGCGGCAAGAGCGATTGGATTTCTGGGCTGGGCTTTCCGACGCTTAGTGCTACGTTGCTTGACGGGGTGACACCTTGGAGCATTAAATTCCTCGCCAGCACAATTCCTGGACAAACATCAACAGGTAGACCTCACTCTAGCCCACGCATATCGAAGATCAATTCGCTCGCCAATGGGGCAAGAACAATTACCCTGGAATATCTGCTAAACGATACCCTGTCTGGCATTGACACCAGCAATCTTTGGATGGAGCTGACTTACACTGATACCAGTGGACGGGCAGTGTACTTAACGACTCGCCAGATTTTCCCTGCCGCAGCATTAACACCATCAACGAACACTGGATGGTCTACGTGGAACGGAACCAAAGCAACATTTATATCTGGCGGGACGATCAACTTTGACAGGTATAAATTCGTGCTAAGCACTCCAGCGGGACATGACATGGCCTCTGGTTGCGAGATCATCGCTCAGGTGCATATTGGTACATCAGTAGCAAACGTGCAGCAAGTGCTGTTTATCGACCCTGACACAAGCATTACATAATGGCTAACGCTGTATTCGCCCCGATGAACTCTAGCTACGCGAACGCGCTATCAGTTCCAAGCACCAGGGGGCCATTTACCGTTGGCGGAGGGGTGGCTGTCTCAAACGGGCGTCTTCCTACAGACTCTATTGGAAATTTTGCGTTGACACTAACCAATCTGGTAGTGGGTTCCGCAATATCCGTTGAGGCTTACAGCACGGGGCAGCAACTATTCTTTGGAGTAGCAGCAAGCGCGACGCAACTCATAAATCTAGGGGTGTATCAATCCGGCGATCCGAAAAATGATCTACGGATTAAAGTTCGACAAGGAACAACAGCACCCTACTATAAACCATATGAAACACGTCAGATGGCAATCGTAGGGTCGGCCAGCTTGTATATCGACCAACAGCTTGATTAGGAGAAGATACTGTGTCTATAAACGCAACAGATTTTAGTATAGCCACAAACGGGGACTTGCGCAGTGTAGCAGGAACGTCCGTTTATTCGGTGCTCGATCTACATGCGTGGCTACAACAACTCGCAGGTAATCCGAATGTAATCGCTGACGATAACGTCTCTATCTTAGGCGCCGTTCCATCGGAACTTGCTGGTAAACGTAACGCGCTCAGGCCGTCGGCTCTGACGCTTCTGAACGGCGTCAACATTGACTCCTTAACGAGCCAGCGCTTTAACTTTGGTTCCATTGAGCAAGGAAGTGGGGCGGAGCTATATACCGGCATCAATACCATCGGCTCTGGTTTGACTGGCCGCAGTCACTATGTTGTCCAGAACGGCGCCAAGTACAATTCTGGCACCAAGTGGTGGCCTGCCGGGCCGATTAGGGCATTGTTTAAGGTTAAGACAGCAGGCAATCTAATCAACTCTGGCATTGTTACCGTACTATCCAGAGAGTGGGGTTATGCATTCAGCCACTTCGACGTGGACTGTTCCGCCGGTTCCGAACAGGTGGCGGCATTATCTGTGTCGGCTGACGGCAATATTTCCAGGGCCGT